GCAACGAGTAGTAGACATCAGGAACATGGCGTGAAACCAGTAACGAAGCGGAGTAGGCGATTTATGGAATATCGTGCCAGCGAGAGGGCTTACCTGATTACCGCAGAACTGGCAGGAATAAACAGGCTTGCTCTTTATCCGATAATGAGGCGTTATCTTCTGGCACTTCTGGCAGTACACGCCGTCAGGATACCGCCCTTTGAATATACGCTCAAGGCAAGCATCATCGGTAGGATACTTCTCGTTAAAATCTTTGAGTGTGTATTTCGCTGTTTTCATGTCAATCTCCAATCTCAACCATCTAATAGGAGTATAACACAAAATATACGTGATGTCAAGGGATACTTACCAAGTAGAAAGAGAGGGATAACTAGATGTGGTTTCGTAAGAAGGATAATAGACCAGAGTGGCAAAAACACCCTAACCCCTATCTGGAATTACATTTACAAGTTTATCCTAATTATTTAAAAGAACTAAATGCGGGAACGTACAATCCACAGAATGACCCGTATTGTTCGAGTAAATATATACTAGCCCACCCCTTCAAAAACTTTAGTGATGTTGAAGTGGAATTGCAAGAGGTGAAACCGTAATGCCTGAACCAGCCGCGGACGTGACCATGAAGGATATTGAGCTTTCTGTTAATCACGTGCTGGCTGTCAAGAACGGCACCGTATTAGTTACCATCCAGGACGGCGTTATCTTGGAAGTCGAAGAAAAAGCGATAAAGAGAAGGAGAAAGGGAAAATGAGCTTCACGTCTGCGGAAATTAAGTCTACTGTAGCCGGATATTTCCGCTATAAGAGGCAATGCCCCGTTGTAGCTTTTGAGGCCAGTGATAAATTGAGGTGGGCTATTGGTGAACCTGCTGACGTTCTCGTGGTCACGGAATCGCGTTGTCTATACGAAGTCGAGGTCAAAATAAGTTTGTCTGATTTGAAGCATGACCTTAAGAAAAATAAGCATTTTTGGTTTTCCAAACAACCGGAGAACTACCCCGTTAATAGATTTTACTTTGCCATACCTAACGAACTGACGAATGACGCTATAGTTATCTGCAAGGAACTATATCCCTATGCTGGCTTACTCTCCGTTTCCAAATTCCCGTTCAGCTCTAACGCGCTGAATTTTGGTGTTTATGAAGCCAAAACTCCACGAATACTTAATCACAGGCGGCTTAAAATTGAGGAACTTATCTTCATAATTAAGGAACAATCAGGTACAGTTTGCCGACTATCCAGAGACAAGGCTTTAATGGAAAGCAATTATCAGAAAGTGCAAAGAGACAAATTGGAATTGGAAAAACTTCTAAAACTGGCAGGGATAAATTCATAGTCACGAAAGGCTAGTAACTAAATAGCTGACCGATGGAGGCTTAGGCCGACCTGTAAACGGAGGCGATGAGTAACCCTGGCGGGTGAAAGTCGCCTTTTTTATTATGCGGAGATAGGAGATATATATGCCGGAGTTTTGGGAGAACTGCAATAACAAGAGCAAGGCCGTATTGATACAGCTGTACTGGCAGGAACAAGGATGTTACCCGGATTTCTATCACATTATGAAAGGCGATAAGGAAAAACCCGCGCCAAAGTATGAAATCCCGGTTAATCCGCCAGAGGACACGGAGAAGTTCATGAGTGACAACTCTGATGTGAAAGCGAGGATGAAATAATGGTAGAGGCTGTTATCAAACCCTGCTGGGGAGATATCGAGGGCAAAAGAACTCTCTGCCGTGATTGGAAAAGTTGCAGAGGCCATGAATGGTACGAAATGAAGGATATACAATATTGCCGTCATCAGGTACTCTTCCTTTTAAACCTTATTGACTTTATCGGGAACGGATTTGAGACAGTAGCGGGTTGGCCGGAAGACCCGAAGCTCAAAGAGACTGGCTATGAGGACGTGCGCATACAGACTTCCCGCAGTACCCACGCCAATTATGAGGCCGTGACTGTCATCACTGCGGAACTAATCAACCGACTGGAGCGTACAGGCAAGGACGGCAGGTTGCTCTTGTTTGAATCCCGTACCCGCGACAGCGCCAGCGAACTATCACAGGACGCCCGTAACGCCCTCAACTATGTGGCGGGATGGAAGAGAAAACAAACATCTTACAGGGTATGGTTATCAATGAGAAGTTATAGAAAATATAACAAAGAAGAGAAAATTAAAAATAATCCTTGACATTTACGTGTGATAGTGTTATTTTTTACAGTAAGAGTGAAATCATACCCGCCAGGCAATCGGCGGGTTTTTGTATTTATAGCGGTGTCGTGGCGTAGAGCAGTGGAAGCTCGCCAGCCTCATAAGCTGGAGGTCGCAGGTTCGAATCCTGCCGCCGCTACCAATTCAATCAGGCCTCGTAGCAATACGGGGTTTTCTTAATTCTAATTAAGGATACGCCAATGGTAAACAATGATACAAATATACAAACTTTACATTATAAAAAACGCAAGTTCCTTGAGCATTACGAGAAGTTATGTGTTATAGGCAAGGCGGCAGCCGCGGCAGGGGTTTCCCGCCAGGCTATATATGACTGGCTGGAAAAGTCTAAAGAATTCAAGACAGCTTTCGAGAGTGTCCGTAAAAACATCACCGAGATGCTGGAGCAGGAAGCTATCCGGCGCGCTTATGAAGGCATCGATGAACCTGTCTATTACAAGGGGGACGTGTGCGGCGCTGTGCGCAAATACAGCGACACCCTGTTGATATTCTTGCTGAAGGCGAATGACCCGGAGAAGTACCGCGAGAAACACGAAATAGTTGGCGAGGGCGGCGGAGCGATTACGCTCCATATAAAATATGACTGACCGCGAATACACAGTCCATCTGCGTGATACTACTATCAATCAATATCAGGACAAATTCGTCAATTCCCAGGCTAAGCGCGTTATTGCGAAGGCCGGGCGACGTGGCGGGAAAACAGTAGGCGTTTCCCAGCGTGCCACAAAGAGATTCCTACAGGGACGACGGCAACTCTATGCAGCTCCTACCGCCGAGCAGACCGACGCATTCTGGTATGAGGTCAAGAGGGCACTGCGAGAGCCATTGGACGCTGGTGTGTTCCATATCAACGAGAGTGAGCGTTTTATCGAGGTAGAGAACACCAAACAACGTATCAGGGCAAAGACGGCATGGAATGCTAATACCCTGCGTGGTGATTATGCCGACGACCTGTACCTAGACGAGTTTCAACTGATGGCAGAAGATACCTGGAATGAAGTGGGTGCGCCGATGCTGCTGGACAATAACGGTGATGCAGTGTTCATCTTCACCCCGCCGTCCCTGATAGCGACTGGGGTATCAAAAGCGCGAGACCCGCGCCACGCCTCAAAACTTTTCAAACAGGCACAGCAGGATACAACCGGGTTATGGGAAGCTATCCACTGGACAAGTCACGATAACCCGACTATTAGTTCCGAATCCTTATCCCTGATTACCAAAGATATGTCACTCGATTCCTATCGCCGGGAGATTATGGCGGAGGATGATGAGATTCAGGCATCATGGCTGGTTCACAGTAAGTTTAATGAGCGCATCTGTAAGATACCGCGCTTCCCTATACCCAAAGAGTGGTTAATCAGTACCGGCCACGATTTCGGCAGCGCTAACCCTGCCGCCTTATTCCTGGCGCAGAATCCGGGTTCTGGTGACATCTTTATTTTCAGAGAGTACGCGCCGGGGCCGGGATTCTCTACCGCCCAACACGTAGCCAGGTTCATAGAGTTTACCGCTGGTTATAATGTCATCCGACGGGTAGGCGGCAACCAGACGACCGAGGACGAAATCAGGCAGGGTTATACGGCGCACGGCTGGCCGATTACTGCGCCGAGGCTTGGAAAAGTCAATGCCCAGCTCGACCGCGTGATAGGGCTTGAACAACTCAATAAAATATTCATCTTTGACGACCTCTACATACTACTTTCACAGATGGCGAACTGTCTGTGGGAGTTGGACAAAGAGAATAAACCGACTAACCGGATAAAAGATGAAGCGAAATTCCATCTACTTGCCTGCCTGCGATATATCGGCAGTGAATTCGTGCCGGAGACAGCGGTGCCCAATGTGATGAAGGCCGGGAAATCACCGTATAGAATTTGAGGTGAAATATGGATACACCATTAAAATTACATCAAGATAGACAATCTGAAATGGCTGACCTTTACCAGCGCATGAAGGAAGATAACGACCTCATCACCAAGGTAGATTACCTGATGAAGGACAAGAACAACACGGAAATAAAGAACGTTATCAGTATGCAGGGCAACCGCCCGCAGGTCTTCGCGGCGTATGTCGAGGCGGCACTGAATAAAGCCGATGAAAAAATATTCGTGACCTCCGATGATGAAAAACTGGATACGGCCTATATCGAGCAAGCCGGAACCGCAATATTCGCACAGGCGAACCAGAAGCGGCGGTCTAACGGGGACTGGAACATCGAGCCGGTGATAGACCAGTACAACTGCCGGCGCGGACGGAGCTACCTGCGGGTAATCTGCCAGATAATGCAGGGAAAAGACGGCAAGTCGTATCTCGACATCGATATGACGCCTTGGGACCCGAGATATGTTACAACCATTCCGGGGAGAGAAGGATTCTCCCAGGCGGGGTTAGAACTAAAGCGGACGAAGGCTCAAATTGAAAGCGAGACCTGGGCGATTAAAAAGAAATATACTATGGCTGAAAAAAGTGCCGTTGAAACCGATATCTGGACGCCGGAAGCGGAATATATCTACATCGGGGAGAATAAGGTATTTGAACAGCCCAACCCTTGGGGCATTGTGCCTGTCTGCGGCCAGATAGTGCCGATAGGGACAATGCTTTCTGACGAGGACAATCTTGCCTACGAGGGGGAGTCTATCTTCTTTATGATACGGCACCTGATACCGGAGTTCAACCGGCTGGTGAGTATCCTGCAAACGAAGAATTTTGAGTCTGTCAAAGCTCCGATACAGGTGAAGACGGAAAGCGAACTGGAAGAGGGATTTTACGAGAAGGCGACTGCGCCCGGTTCGGCAACGTCGGTCAAAGATTTAAACGCTATCCACCCGATACACTTCGAGGACATCAAACAGTCGGCGATAGTGCTGTTAAACGAAATAAACCAACAAATCAGCGACGGCAGTTTATCACGGATAATGCTGGGAGAGTTACCGTCAGGAGGATTATCAGCGGTAGCTCTCTTACAGGTTGAGCAGGGGCAGGGGCAGGTCTACATGCCGAGGCTGGGGACAAGGGGGTTGTTAAAGCAAAGGGCTATGGAAATGGCGATAGCCCAGATAACGGCCACCAAGCTTGGCAGGGTAGAAATCGGCACAAAGGGACATAAACAAATCGTTGAAGTGGCGAAACTCCAGGGGCAATATGAGATAGAAACCATTTACACAAGCCGAAGCGCCGATACCGATTACGCGCGGCTATCGCTCGGCAAGGGCTATGTTGGTATCCTGGACGAACAAACGATATTGAAGGATATCCTTCAGCGGGACGACCCGGAAGGCGACCTGGCAAAGCTCACCCGGCAGA